ACTACATGGACTGATTCTAGTGGCAATAGTCGTAATGCGACACTTCAAGGTTCTCCATCGTATGTGTCAAACAATGGTGGTGGCATAAGACTAAACAATGCGGATGTAAATAGTACGGATTATATTAGTGTCCCTTACAATATTGCTTCAAATACTGTAACAGTTGAAGTGGTTGCTTCATTTAATCCAACATCATTTTGGGGAACTATTTGGGGTAATGAAATTTATGATACTAACGGGGGATACCTAGCATACGTAGATTCTTCAGCAAGTATAAGTTATGGTATCCCTAATAGTGAAACCGCAGAAACCATAACTAATAGTAATGCTATAAGACATTGGATTTTTGTTATCAATGGAACACAAGCTAGTCTATTTTTAAATGGTTCACAAGTTGGAACAACTGATACTATTAGTAATCAAACAATCTTTGCGACAAATGATTTTTATTTTGGGGCAAGGCATAATAATAACGGTATAGGTTTTGGAGGAGATACGCTGAACAACTCAAATTCAGCTAATTATCCAGTTTTTTATCAGATGCGAGTGTATAACAAAGCATTATCTGGTGCTGAAATAACTCAGAATTACAATGCAGTTAAAGGCACTTACGGAATTTAAATGTTTTATTATAAAAGGTTCAGTCGCTAATGTTAAACAATAACGTATACTACCACGGAATAATCCGCAAGTGCATCGTAGGATTCGGCACTTTATTCAGTGACATCTATATCGATCGTCGTGAAGGTGATTCCGTAACTGGTAATGTTATTCAACGATTACAAGTACCTCTTGCTTATGCTCCAAAAGAAAAATGGTTAGTTCGTTTGGACCAAGATCCAAACTTAGAAAATAATACTTACGTTTCACTACCAAGAATGTCCTTTGAGATTATTGGTTACAACTACGATCCACAACGTAAAGTGAATCGCATGCAACAGATAAAATGTGGTGATGGTTCAGGTTCTGTTTCTACAATGTATACTCCTGTTCCTTATAACATTGATGTATCACTATACATTCTAACTAAAACTCAAGAAGATGGTTTACAGATCCTTGAGCAAATCCTTCCAACATTTACACCTGAATATACATTAACTGTTAATGTCGTGCCAGATATGAATGTAAAGGTAGATGTTCCTATTGTTCTAAATAGTGTATCAGTATCAGATGAGTACGATGGTGATTTTCAAACTCGTAGATTTGTTACTCATACTTTATCGTTTCAAATGAAGGCAAACTTGTTTGGACCAATTGCTGGACAAGGTGTTATTCAAGAAGTTATTGCCAATGTTGGCGACAATGAAGATTTCAGTAATCCAAACAGACTTTATACTGCAACAGGCGATGTCGCCACTGCAATCGTTTCTTCGGAGAATTGGTTAGACGGATTTTAAATAATGGCTGAAATTTATAATTCAAACTCCAACTTAAAAGCAGCTGGAGTTACTGTTGACTTTACACCTGAAGATGTAAAAGAATATATGAAGTGTTCGGCAGATCCGATATACTTTATTGAAACTTACTGCTACATTGTTACTCTAGATCATGGTCTACAATTGTTTAAATTGTATGATTGCCAGAAGAACAAATTAAATATTATACATAATAATCGTAGGGTTATCCTTATGGAAGGTCGCCAGCAAGGTAAGACGACCACCTCTGCAGCTTACATTCTTTGGTATACGATTTTTCAAGCCAACAAAACTGTGGCTATCCTTGCAAACAAAGCAACTGCTGCACGTGAGGTTTTAGATCGTTATCAAACAATGTATGAGTTGCTACCAAAGTGGATGCAACAAGGTGTCACTACTTGGAACAAAGGTGACATTGAATTAGAGAATGGTTCAAAGGTATTTACTGCTGCAACAGGTAAGTCTGGTATTCGTGGTAAATCTGTAAACTTGTTGTATGTTGACGAAGCAGCGATTATTCCAAACAACGTGGCAGAAGAATTTTTTACGTCAGTTTATCCTACTATTTCTGCTGGACAGACTACTAAGATTCTGTTGTCATCTACTCCGTTGGGTTATAACCATTTCTGGAAGTTTTGGACAGATGCTGAAAAAGGTAGAAATGGATTCGTTAATCTATTCATACCATACTGGGAAATTCCAGGTCGTGATGAAGTATGGGCTGCAGAACAAAAAGCCCAACTTGGTGAACTTAAATTTACACAAGAGGTTCTTTGTAACTTCTTAGGTTCTTCTCTCACTTTAGTTCGTGCTGATACGATTTCTAAAATGAGTCCAGATACTATCGTCCACCAGAAAGATGGCTTGGATGTATATGTAAACCCACAGGCTGGTCATACTTATTGTATGGTTTGTGATGTGGCAAAAGGTGTTGGTGGGGATTATTCAGCATTCCAAGTTATTGATATTACAGAGGTTCCCTACAGAATCGTTGCAAAGTATCGTAATAATGAAATTAGTCCGTTGCTCTATCCAAATGTGATTTACAAAATTGGAAAAGAGTATAACCAAGCATGGGTATTATTGGAAATAAACATCTCAGAACAGGTTGCTCACATCCTATATTCTGAGATGGAATATGAAAACATATTGATGGTTACAAGACACGCTATGGGACAAACTGTCTCAGGTGGTTTTGGTGGCGGTAAGACACAATTGGGTGTCAACACCGATAAAAAGATTAAACGAATTGGGTGTCATAATTTTAAGGCACTCGTTGAAGAAAACAAACTTATTATAAATGACGCTGATACGATTTCTGAGATCTCGACCTTTATCGAGAAAAAAGGATCTTATGAAGCCGATGAAGGGTATCACGATGATTTGGTAATGCCTCTGGTTTTGTTCGGCTGGCTAACTACTAACTCGTATTTCAAAGACCTAAATAATGTTAATCTACGAAATATAATGTACGCTAAACAAATGTTGGCGATCGAAGAAGAATTAACACCATTCGGGTTCTATGACGATGGGCAACCTGAAAAGGCTCCATTGAACTTCTAGAAATCGTGTAAAAACTAAATAAACATGTAGACATACAATTGTCTAGGTAAACTTATTAACAAGGAGAAATACAATGCCGTTTCAACTATCTCCAGGCGTTGCAGTCGTAGAAAAAGATTTCACTTCTATCGTTCCAGCCGTATCATCATCTATTGGTGCTTTTGCTGGAGCATTCCCATGGGGTCCAACTTTGGAGCCTGTTACCGTTAGTTCGGAAAACGATTTAGTTCGTCGCTTCGGTAAACCAAATGATAGCAATTTCCAATCTTTTTTCACAGCTGCAAACTTCCTATCTTATACAAACAACTTATTGCTAGTTCGTGCTGACGCTGGATCTTTGAATGCGGTTGGTGTCAAAACTGGTGGTATTTCTTCGTTCACAGTCGGTACTGCTGGCTCTGGATATACTTCTACTGCTGCTGCACCTGCTGTAACTATCGGTGCTCCGAATGATGCTGGTGGTATCCAAGCCGTTGGTACTGCAGTTCTTTCTGGTGGCGCAATTACTGCTGTTGCAGTTTCTGCTGGTGGTACTGGTTATTCTGGTACACCAACTGTAACTATCACTGCTGCTTCTGGTGGTTCAGGTGCTACATTTAGCGTAACAACTTCTGGTGGTGTAATTACTGCCGTTACAGTTCTTACTGGTGGTACTGGATACAAAGGTACAGTTACTGCATCATTCTCTGGTGGTGGTGGTTCTGGTGCTTCTGCTGGTACAGTTACTGTTGCTTCTTCAAGCATTACTGGAATTACTGTTGCTACTGCTGGTACTGGTTATACTTCTGCACCAAGCGTAACAGTTGCTGCTCCTCCATCTGGTGTTACTGCTGTTGCAACATCAACAGTTACTACTGCTGGTTTAAAAATCATCAATGGTGAAACATACAACACTACTTTTGTTAATGGTGCTGGTGTGGTTGGATCGTTTGCTGCAAAATATCCAGGTGCTGCAGGTAACTCTTTAAAAGTTTCTATGGCTGACTCTGCAACTTGGTCTGCATGGGCTACTGAATATAAGAGCGAATTTGATTCTGCCCCAGGAACTTCAACTTATGCTGCTGCAGAAAATCCATCAACTCCAACAACTCCAGTTGATGAACTACACATTATCGTTATTGACGAAGATGGTGTATTTACTGGTACTCCAGGAACTGTATTAGAAAAATTTGCCTTTGTTTCTAAAGCAAGTGATGCTAAGAAATCTGATGGTACAAATAACTACTACAAAAACGTAATTAATTCTCGTTCTGAATACATTTGGTGGATGGATCATCCTACTGCTGTAACAGGTACAACTACTTGGGGATCTGTTGCAGCTGGCGCAACATTCCAAGCATTAACTTCTGCATTAACAGTTTCTCTATCTGGTGGTACTGATGATTTCAGCGTAACAGATGGTGAGTTACAAACTGCATATGCATTGTTTAATAATGCAGAACTCTATGACATTAGCCTAGTATTGGCTGGTAAAGCATCTACTACTGTTGCAAATTATATCATCGGTAATGTTTGCGAAACTCGTTTAGATTGTGTAGCATTTATCTCTCCACAAAATATTTCTTCTGGTGACCCAATCATTGGTTCTACATCTACTCAGGCAGATGATATCGTTGATTACCGTGACGCACTTCCAAGCACTTCATATGCTGTTCTTGATTCTGGTTACAAATATCAATACGATCGCTATAGTGACTTATATCGTTGGGTTCCATTGAATGGTGACGTGGCTGGTTTATGTGCACGTACTGACTACACTAACGATCCATGGTTCTCTCCAGGTGGTTTAAATCGTGGTCAAATCAAGAACGTAGTTCGTTTGGCATTCAATCCAAATAAAACAAGCAGAGATACTCTTTATAAGTCTGGTGTTAACCCAGTGGTTACATTCCCAGGAGAAGGTACTGTCTTGTTTGGTGATAAAACTCTATTGGCTAAGCCAAGTGCGTTTGATCGTATCAATGTGCGTCGTCTATTCATCGTTATGGAAAAAGCAATTGCAACTGCTGCTAAATTCCAGTTGTTCGAATTCAACGATGGATTTACTCGTGCACAGTTCAAGAACTTAGTTGAACCATTCCTACGTGACGTACAAGGTCGTCGTGGTATTACTGATTTCGTTGTTAAGTGCGATGAGTCTAACAACACAGGTGAAGTTATCGATCGTAACGAATTCGTTGCTGATATCTTCGTTAAGCCAAATCGTTCTATCAACTTTATCACTCTCAATTTCGTTGCTGCTCGTTCTGCGATT